ACGATATACAATTTGCTAACAATGCTTACGGTACGTTATCACAGGCTTACGCTACTACAGCGACATCTATTGTTTTAACCACAGGGCATGGGGCTAGATTTCCTACACTTACAGGAACAAAGTATTTTTTTGCTACGTTACTAGATACATCTAACAATTTAGAAATAATAAAAGTTACTGCTAGAACTGGCGATACGTTGACAGTTGTTAGAGCACAAGAAGGAACTACAGCTAGAGCGTTTAACACTAATGATAGGGTTGAGCTTAGAGTTACATCTGGTGGGCTTACTGTATTATCCGATTTAGATGAGATACTACCAGATCAATCGTCTGCTAATGGTCAGGTACTAACAAGTACAAGTGGTACTGCAGGATTTGCTGCTTTAGATGTTACTAATTTTAGCAGTCAAAATAATACCAATACAGGCTTTTTTAGTTTACCTAGAGGAACTACAGCACAACGACCAGGATCTTCTAACCCTGGATATTTACGTTATAACACTGATCATTATGGTGGTGCTAGACCCGAGTTTTATGCAGTAAACAATCAATATCTCCCTTTAAATTCTCCTATCTTAAATAAGTATATAATCACTGCTACAGCAGCAGCCTCAGGAGATCCAGGTCAGGCTAATGGTAGATTTCCTACCTCAGGTGGAGCTTGGACTACCGCAGGGTTTACAGCAAATGAATTTACGCTAACCCCTGTAAACAATGGAACACACAATATTCTATCAGTAATTTTAAAACCTATGTCTACTTCTAGTGTATTCCTTATAGAAGTGGCGGGGACTTTTTATAGTAACTCAGGTTATGCTTACGCTACGATTGGTAGAACCACAGCATCTACAGCCGCTGGTACTACAGCTGCGGCTACAACAATAAATGTCGGTCACATTAGAGCAGGTGGAGATGGCACAAGCAATGATGAAGATCATACCGTAGCTGCTTGGCATAACAATGCTCATGTTCATTGTGGCGGATTTGCTGTTTATGATCAGCCTAATACAACAGATTTTGTAAGGTACTGCATACACTTTACTCGAAATAGTAATCACTATGTGTACTTCCCATACTATGGCCTTGGGACTATGCAGGTGACAGAACTAGACGGTACAGGCACAGCAAAAGTGTCTACTAACACCGCCTTGGAGGTAAATACTTAATGGTAGCTGTAGCCTCAAATAGCGCAAAAACTGCACTAACAGGCAGTATAAATACTTTTGCTACTACTATAAATGTAACTAGTGGTGATGGTGCTTTATTCCCAGCTGTGTCAAGTTCTGGAACTGATTACTTTTATATAACGCTTATAGACTCAGCGCTAAATACAGAAATTGTAAAATGTACGAACAGGGCTGGCGATGCTCTGACTATCGTACGAGCACAAGATGGCACTACAGCTAGATCGTTTAGCGCAGGTGACAGAGTAGAGATGAGAGTTGTAGCAGCTCTTATTAATGATCTGTTTACACAGACTCAAGGTGGCGGAGGCCAACGTATAGAGTATTACGGGTTCTATGTAAGTGGCGATGATTTAAAAATAGATTATACAGCTTCTGGTAGTACTGATAACTATGTAGATTCAGACTATCCAGAAACTTTATTTGTACCTGGGGATATACAGGTAAGTATAAATGCTAGTGGGCATTTAATATTAACAACGAGTTAGGGTGAAGTTATGGCAACAATAGATGTAGGAAAAATTAAGTTTACTTGGAGGAGTGCTTTTTCCACAAGTAACACTTATGAAAAAGACGATGTTGTCAGTTACCAAGGATCCTCATGGGTTTATGTAAACGCCACAAACAAAACAGGATCTGCAGCGGGCGCACCCTCATCAAGTAACTCAAGCCATTGGAATCTAATGGCAGACGGAACTAATCCGCTTACTAGCGCTGGCGATATTATGACACATAATGGTAGCGCAGCAACAAGGCTACCTATAGGAAATCAAGGTCAGTATCTAAAAGTAACATCTAGTAACGCACTAAGTTATGCTAATCAAACTGGATGGGATGATGCAGATGTACTAGGTTCTAATATCCCGTTATATGCTAAAACACATGCTACAACACATTATGGTACAGATGGTAAGTATCCTTGGCTTGCACAATATAATGGTAAGTCAGGTGCTAGCGCAGACTGGATACCTTACGATGGTTTTGTAAACCCTCCTTGTGGCCCAGTAAGACATGATAAAACGCATCTTGTATCTACGCATACCTGTTTTCCTTTTTTAAATAGTAATCACGAAATTTTGGTATCAGGGTATGCTCAGTATGGTTTTACAGGGTATAGCAATGGTAGTTATCACGATCATCTGATGCATATAATGAACTTTAGTATGGAGTTTGGCAGCATGGATCCAGGGGAGTACATTGTACGAATCTGGTTTAACCAGAACAGTTTAATGGCTCTAAGTAATAAAGGAAATGTATTCTGCCAAGGTGAAAACGGCAGTGGTCAGCTAGGACTTGGAGATACTACAGATAGATACCAGTTAGTTAAAAACCCTTACATTGGTGCTCATGCAACTAATAACGGTATCAGTATGGAAGTAGCAGCAATGTGTACTAACGATGCTGGTGGTTATCAGGGTATGGGTAACGCTGGTTATTGGGCTATTACACATGATGGGCGTTTGTTCCACTGGGGTTGGAATGGAAATGGTATAGGCGGACATGGTGATACTTCTAACAGGAATAAACCTACGCTGGTACAAAATGTTTCAAACGTAAAACATGTATCTCCAGGGTATAGAAACTGTTGGGTTGTGGACGGTAGTGGCAATGCTTTCTTTACAGGAAATAATGATCACGGTGTATCAGGTGGTGTTAATGCAAATAGGACTACTTTTGCACAAGATACTTCTATAACTAACGTAGCTCAAATAGCTAATGCTGGTAGCTATTACTATAACGGTGGGATTATAGGTGGTGCGTATCTAATTAGAGATAACGGAGATCTACACCACGCTGGGTATAATGGTAATAATCAGGGTGCTACAGGTAATACGTCTAACAATATTAACATATGGCGGCAGATGGATACTGGTAATAATTATGCTGCTGTACACGTAGTTGGTCATGGCAGTACTTATGCTATGATGGCTATGCTGGGTAACTCTTCAGGGCAAGATGGCCCAGGTGATGCTTATACTTACTGTGTTGCTGCGAATACAGGGTTGCCTATACGTACCGCTGGGTACAATGCTCACGGATTCCGTATGCAAGGTAATACTACAAGTACCAATACTGTGACACAGCCATTAGCTGACAGTATGGCTAACTATAATCATAGAGATGTTTCTTCTGCAGATGGCACTCTTTCAGAAACTAACGAACCATTCCCTAGAGATAACATAGTAGCTATCTTCCCGTGTAAAACAAACGGGTATCAGGTGAATATGGTTTGGATGTTAGATTCCCAACATAGATTATGGATGTCAGGAGTATTGGGTGGCGGTGCTTATGAGTATCACACTGCTACAGGTACTTCAGCTACTTTTAGTAGAGCGTTTTTATGGCCTGCACGTTGGAATCATACCAATGACTCGCAAGATGGTTTTGATCCAGTTAAGGCTTCTGAGTTAAAAATAATAGATATAAAAAGTGCTGGACATTATTACAGTGGTTATTGGACTCACTGGGCACGTATGGAAGATGGTCAATTATGGATGATAGGAAATAATTACTATTACCAGCATGGCACACGAGCCAACCATTTCCACCATCATTGGCATAGGAGGAACCCAGGATGAGTTTTAAACCTAATTTAACTCGTAAGTTATACGAGACCACATTGTCTTTAGACAAGATAGTACACCCTGAGAAACTTAAAGCTCAGACTGATCCAGGGGAGGACGAATCTAATGTAAGCCCAATCAAATGGCATCCTTTGTTAAGTGACACTAAGTTATACGTCACTATGTGGGAAGATTGGCTAAGTGCTTTTAATGCTTTAAATGGTAACACGTTCAAAAAAACTGATGCAGATGGTGTAAACCTAGTAAAAGCTAAATACGCTGATGAGATGCGTTCGGTAGCAAATCTTGAGATAACAAACAAATATACAGAGGCTGAGCTTGCTGTTCCTACTGATGCTATAAAAGACGACATAGCTGCTATAAATGCTAGGGTGCAGGCAGAGTACGATACGTTATGGGATATTAGTTGATGGCTAGGGTGAGTGAGGTGGAAAAAGATTTAGCAACGCATGAAGCAGTATGTGCTGAGCGTTATGAAATGATTTTATTTAGAATCAACCGATTAGAGCGTCTTCTAATCGCTTGTGCAGGGATCTTGATCGTAGGGTCAGGGTCGGTAATAACAGCCGTACTTTTCAGATTAGGAGGTTAAAGTGGCATATACAGTAAAAAAGAAAAATGGAAAGAAGAATGGTAATGGGAGTGGCTTAACGGCAAAACAAAAAACACTACCAAAAGCAATTCAAGCTCAGATAATGAAGAAAAACAAAAACAAGAAGGTGACATAAAATGCCAAATGTAGCAGGAAAAAAGTATGCCTATACTAAAAAAGGCAAAGCGGCTGCAGCAAAAGCTAAAGCTGAACTAAAGAAAAAGAAAAAGAAAAAGAAGAAAGGTAAGTAGTGGCAGTATGAGGGTTGTAACATGGTTGTAGCAGAAACGCTTGCAGGTATAGCCCTCGTTAAATCTGCTGTAGATGGTATTAAAAGTGCCATCAATACAGCAAACGATGTGGGAGATATAGCAAAGCATGTAGACAAATTATTGCAAGGTCGAGACGAAGCACAGAAAGCTAAGCGTGAAGCTAGTAGTGATCCTTTCAGTATCAAAAATATTGCAGAGGAGACTATAAACGCAAAGCTAGCTGAAGAACATCTCGATGATATGCGACAGCTTATTGACCACAGATTTGGATTTGGAACGTGGCAAGGTATTATAGCAGAAAGGGCTAGAAGAATACATGAAGCCAAAGAAGCAGAGAAAGAATTAAAACGGAGAAAGATGAAAGAACGAGAAGAACTTAAAGAGACCGTCACTATTGGCGGCACTGTGATTATCGGTCTTGTAACTTTAGCTGTTGCAATAATTTTTCTGTTTAGGAGTATGTTTAAATGACGCAAAAGAAGTTACAAAAGCAAAGTAAATTTGCTGAGTACGATGAAGACGGAGATGGCATTGTGAGTGATAAAGAATTATCTCACATAAAAGCTATCAAAGAAACTGAGACAGCATTACGAAGAAACTTAGCGCAGTTGCGTATGGCAAGATATACTCTTGTTGCTATGGGCGTATTTACTGCAGCCATGTTTTTTGTACCTCTAGATAGAGTAGAAGCTCTCGCAGATATTAGTAATCTTTTCTATATATCAGGCGCTGGTATCGTAGGCGCATATATGGGAACTACAGCATGGATGGCTAGAAAATGATACAAGCATTGATTGGCCCAGTAACAGGGCTATTAGACAAGTTTATAGAGGACAAAGATCAGAAAGCGAAGCTCGCTCACGAGATCGCTACGATGTCTGAAAAACATGCCCAGCAGATTGCGCTCGCTCAAATTGAAGTTAATAAAGCTGAAGCAGCATCTGGGTCATTGTTTAAAGGTGGCTGGAGACCAGCGGTTGGATGGGTTTGTGCAATCGCATTTGCATACCACTTTATTCTAAAAGATTTAATTGTATTTGCTTGTGCGGTTGCTGGTGTTGATTTGCCAGATCTTCCTGATTTCGATATGGGTACGCTCCTCACCGTTTTGGGGGGAATGCTCGGAATTGGCTCACTCAGAACCTACGAGAAACAAAAGGGACTTACCAAATGAGTTTTGTATTATCAGAGAGAAGCCTTAGTAGGTTAAAAGGTATAAACGATAAGCTAAGTAAAGTTGTTCAATCGGCTATTGATTATACAAAAGTTGACTTTGGTGTTACCTGTGGACTCAGAACTATAGAAGAACAGAAAGAGTTGGTAGAGTCAGGTGCATCACAGACAATGAACAGCAAACATCTTGATGGTAATGCTGTAGATCTTGTTGCGTACATAGGCCCCAAAATAAGTTGGGAGTTGAATGTCTATGATGACGTTGCCGAAGCTATCAAAACAGCAGCTATGGAACATGATCTGTCAATACGTTGGGGTGCAGCATGGCATGTTGAGGATATAAGAGAATGGCATGGAACTATGGAGGAGCTTATGCTTGCGTACATTGATTTGCGTAGGCGGCAAGGTAAACGTCCATTTATAGATGCTCCACATTTTGAGGTGACATAATGGCGTCAGTTAAGTTATTAAAATTCCTAGGTGAAGCACCACGTATTACCACAGAGTTGCTACCTGATGGTGCAGCTCAGATTGCATACAATACCAAGCTATACTCTGGAGATTTAATACCTTACCGAAAGCCTGTGTTTGATAGGAACATAGGACGTACAGGTATTGTAAAAACAATATACCCACTTACTAGTCCAACAGGTGCAATTAACTGGCTAGCATGGAATACTAGTGTTGATATTGTTAAAGCGTCACAAGGTGATGCGTTTGAGGATGATGAACAAAGATTTTATTATACAGGTGATGGCCCACCTAAAGTATCTACTTATGATTTAGCTACTTCTGGAGCTGGCCCATATCCTGCTGCAGGAGGTTTTTATCAATTAGGACTTCCTTTACCAGACGTTAAACCTATTACATCAGTAACAGCATTTACCGCTTTAGACTCAGTATCATTTGCTAGAGACTCAGCTAACCAAGCAACGATTGTAACAAATGGTAACCATAATATTAAAACAGGTAATATCATAACTGTTCGTGATTTTACAGGTACTACCCCAGAAACATTTAATGCTACTAACGTTACTGCTACAGCGCTTAGTGATACTAGTATTCAATATTTTAATACAGGTGATAATACATCAGTCACAGCAAACACAAATGGTAAAGTTGATCTTGCTGGTACTACACAAGCTCGTAATTACATATATAGCTGGATTACACCTTGGGATGAAGAATCAATTCCTTCAGCACCTTCAGAGACAGATTTTTTAAAAGAAGGTCAAGTTGTAACTCTTACTAACTTACCTACAGCTCCACCTACCGAACCTACATATAATTTTATACGTGGGATTAGGTTGTATCGTACAATACCTACAGCATCAGGAACAGCTTACTATAAACTTACTGACGCTTGGTATCCTGTAGCAGTAGCTACAGTAGCTAGAGCAACTAACGTAGCAACAGTTGAGTTTGCTGATTATCATAACTTATCTGTGGGTGACAGGTTTAAAATTTCTGGTTGTACAGACACATCATTTAATGTGACAGATGGTACAGTTGTTTCTGTTACTGGTAACAAAACTATTACTTACGCAAGTTCTGGAGCAGACAAGAACACTACAGCAGATACCAGTGGTAAAAAATACCATGACGTAGCTGAGACTCCTGATGATTCAGCTAGATATTTTGGTGATCCTGTACTTACTAATCCATTCCATTTTGTAGATGACTTTCTATTTAGTAACCTTACTACAATACTAGGTAGTGCTGATAACGATGCACCACCTGAAAATCTGCAAGGTTTAGCTCTTGCTGCCAACGGTATATTTGTAGGTTTCTTTGGAAATCAAATATGCTTTTCTTTACCTTATCAGCCCTATGCATGGCCTATTAAATTTAGGCTAACTACTGAATATAACATTGTTGCCTTAGGTGTGTCGTCTGGTTTTATCGTAGCTTTGACAGAAGAAAATGCGTACCAAGTCACAGGTAGTACACCACAAAACATGGACATTGCTAAGATAGATGTACCTTATCCATGCTTATCTAAAGATTCAGTAGTAAACATGGGATTTGGTATAATGTTTGCCACATATGGTGGCATGGCTGTGTACACTCCAGCTACAGGTGTAGATCTTATTACTAAATTTATTCATGATTGGGATACGTGGAATGCCACGGTTGATCCTAGAACTGTTGTCGGGTCTTATTACAATGGTAAGTATTTTGGGTCACATTCAGCTGGCTCATTTATCTTTGAACAAGATCAACGGATTGGTGGATACTTTGTATCTGTAGATTACACGTTCACTGCAGCTTACGCAGATCCTGATACTAACAATTTTTATTTTATATCTGGACAGCAGGGTGATTTGTTTGAGTGGGATAAAGGTACAGAACCACTTGCTCCACTAGAGTGGAAGTCAAAAACAATCACAACAAAAGATTATCTTAATCTTGGAGCTGCTAGAGTTATTGCTGATTACGCAACACCAGATTCCCAGACCAATGCTTTACTTGCTGCAAACGCATTAGTTCCTACAAATAACGCTACTGTGTGGGCAAACAATGCACAAATAGGAACTGTTAATGGGCCTACTGCAAATGCTAACAATAGTACTATAACAGAACTTGGTACACTAAATTCAGCACCTATACATGAAGATAACTTGACATCATATTTACAAGATGTCCCAGGTGCATTACCTGTTACATTTAGATTTTGGGTTAACAAAGTGTTAGTTTACGAAAACACAATATCATCTGACAACATATTTAGATTGCCTACAGGTTACAGAAGTGATACATTTGAAGTGGGAGTGGCTGGCTCTGCTAGGATAAGAAGTATACACTTAGGTGAGACGCCATTCGGATTGAGGGCATCATAATGGCAACAAGATACGCAGCAATACCAGCAATACCGCAAGGGAACCTTACAGGGGCATCTACAATAGTATTGATAACAGCACTAAAAGAAAATGTAGAGCTACTTACAGGTACTCGTGGAGAAGACGATTTAGCTAGTAAAGCTGTAGCTATAGATCAAATTAAGCAAACTGCACTTGGCAGACAAGATGCTGTAGCAGTAAATGCAAAAGGGTTAGGTGTTACCATATCTGGTACAAACGTCCCAAACTATGATGATTATGTAAAGTTAGTTAACGATGTGCAAACATTAATGAATGATGTGTTTGCAACAAGAGAGGCAATAGATACATTACTAGCACAATTAAAAGGAAAGGCTTAGGAGGTAAATATGGTAGGTCTAAGAAAAAGGCTTAGTCGCAGGCGAAGACAGCAAAGAGCTCAGCGCCAATCAGGACTATCGCCTAGTAGCTTTAATACACAGAGTACAACTCCTGGGGGTACTAAAGTTAATCAAGGTCGTGGGGGTACGCTGACAGCAGCTCCTGCTAGTTTACAAGCACCTACTGGCACTACAGCATCCACTGCTAGGATTGCAGCTCCAGCTGCACAACAACGTCCGTTAGGTGCACAAGCACCAAATCTTGGCCCTTCTCTTGATGTACCACCAGCGTTACAAGCTCTTATTAAAGGTGGTAACCTGCCTATGATTAACATGGCAGCTGTTAATAGACCTATTCCTACAGGTACAGGTACTACTAATAAAGCAGTTCCAGCTTTAGATTATCGTTTTCAGCCTTACGCTTTTGAAGAAGGCGGCATGGTTGGCCCTGGAGGTATGCCAGTACAACAAGGTATGCCACAGCCTATGAATAAAGCACCTTTAAGTCCTGAGCAAATGGATGGAGAGATGGCACGTACTGTCCAGAACAATCCAGAAGCCATCCAGAGTTTAGCTGCTGAGTTACAGAATGCTATTCAAACTGGTGAGCTTCAAGCAGATCAGGTAAACATGGGGCTACAGTTAGCACAGTCTGCTGTACAAGATCCTAGTCTTTACCCACAGCTACGTGAGTTTGCTCTTAACAATGGTTTAGCAGAACAAGATGATCTGCCTATGGAGTACGATGAAGGACTTGCGTTTATAATTATACTTGCGTGTAAACTTGCATTAGGTATGCCAGTTCCTGGAATGGGGCAGCCTATGGAGCAAGGTATGCCTAGCATGAGATCTGGTGGGGCATTACCAAAAGAAAGCCCTAACCCAGGTGGTGGTATCCCTATTATGGCCCATGAAGGTGAGTACGTGATACCTAAAGAAGTTGTGGCAAGAAAAGGTACAGAATTTTTTGATAAACTAATACAGGCAAATAATGGTTCAAAAGTCAGCTAACGTAGTAGAGTTTCCAGCAAACTCATTCGACCCTTTGCTTCTTAGTACTAAGGAGCATTTCGATAAGTATTGGGCGTATGCAGAACCGCATATTAAAAAGTGTCTTGATGAAACAACACATGGTGAAATAGAGACCCATCATATATATGAACGAGGATTGGCTGCACAGAATTATATTATAGTGGTTAAATCAGATGCAGGGCCAGAGCCAGAAGTAAAACTAGTTCTAGTGTTTGAACCACGTATATATCCTAATTTACCTGCTCTTAATTTATTAGCCATAGGTGGTTCTGATTTAAAGTCTTTGTCAGATAAATACTGGGAGAAACTTTTAGGTTGGGCTTATATGAATGGCGTTAGAGCTATAGAAGGTTTAGTTGGTAATCCAGCTATGGAACGTGTCATAAAACGATTAGGGTTTAAACCAGTATACACCCAAATGAGATTAGATTTAACGGAGGCTCCAGATGAAACACATTGATTATGTAACAAATACGGGGCTAACCCCGATAAATTTAGAACCATACACCGAACATGGTGGTGGCGGAGGATTTAAAAAGATTGTAGCCGTTGCAGCTGCAGTTGCTATACCTTTTGCAGCACCTACGATTGCAGGAGCTATTGGACTATCTGGGACTATTGGAGCGGTTATGGGTAGTGCCTTGGTTGGTGCAGGACTAGGAGCAGTAGCTGGACAGATTACTGGACAAGGTGCAACTAGAGGTGCATTGCTTGGTGCTTTATCAGGTGGTGCTGCAGGTTACTTTAATCCAGGAACAAATCCTACAACAGGTCAAGACTATCAAGCGTTCTCTGGTACTAAATTTAGACCAGACGCTTACAATGCAGCAGTAGATGCTCAGAATGTTGCAAATATGGAAAGCATAGTACAAGCTGATGCAGGCATGACTAACATAGATACAACGCCTACATTTGCTGACGGTGCTTCTACATCTACTACTACACTAAATACCCAACCAGTTGCTGTAGAGGGCGGAGCTTCAGGTGTTCCACCTGGCACAGTTCCTGGCCAAGTTGATGGTGGCGTTACACAATTTGGGTCTGGTGCTAATAATGCTGGGTCAGCTTCAGGTCTACAAACCATGAACGCAGATGCTGCTGGCTTAAATACTGGTAGTACAGTAGTTAATAATGCTGGGGCAGGTGCAGCTTCAAATCCATATGAAGTTACGTTAACAGGTGACAGATTTTCTGATTTTACAAATGTACTAAAAGGTAGGTTTACTGATCCTACAGCATTAGCTGATCTTACTGTCCAAGCTAGTATTAACGTGCTTGGTGCTACATTGCTGAAGCCAGAGTTGTCTGATGAAGAACAAGAACTAATAAACTTACAAAAGCAACAGTTAGCAGAACTAAAAGCAAAAGATGAGAAGGCTTATAATTTTGCCATGAAGCAAGCACAGGCGTTTCTTGATAAAGCTGAAAACTTTGATGTTCAGCAGTATGCTAGACAAACATATGGTAGAACACTGAACAGGTTGTCACAAGCTAAACGAGAAGCACTACGTAAAATTGACCCACGTAGGGCTGGACTAAGAGCTGCAGAAGCAAGACGTTTTGATCTTGGTATAGGTTCGCAAGGTGCTACTGCTTATGATAGGGGTATGATTACAGGATTGAAAAAACAAGGTGATTACTATAACAAAGCAGCTAGCACATTCCCAAGTGGTGGCGGTAACTATAGTACAGCTTTAACAGGGCTAGAGCAAACATATGCTAACCTAGCACAGAAAAGATCAGATGCTCAAAAAGGTATAAACCAGATGTTTGGCCCACTACTAGTTGATGGTGGCGATGGTAATGATGATTACCAATCATTTAAGCTAGTTCCAAGCAGTATTTCATAGGTGTACAGATGGCTTTACTAGATTTCTTACGATCAACAGTACCTGTAGACGCTAACGCCCAAAGCGGTTTTACTCAAGGTGCTGAAGATTATATGAGGCGCAGGAGAGCTGGCCTAGAAAATCAACGTCTAAGACGAGAAGAAAATTTTCGTAAGATGGAAATGAATAGACCTCCTGCTCAGTTTGATGTGGGTGAGTTATCAGGGCAGATAAATACTGGTCTACGAAATATACCTACAGTAATTGCTCCTGAACAAGAGGGAGCAAGTGGTGTTGATGCTAACGAAGAGTTTGGATATCCAGGTGGTACTACACCTAAACCTGCAACAGAAATCCCACCTGCTATAACAAATGAAACTCCCTTCCCAGGTCAGATTACCTTTCCTGATTATGAGCAACCTGATCTTTCAGGTTTGTTTCCAGAAGGCACTACAGAAAAAACTGATGCACAAGCTGAAGAAAAAGAAGCACTGCATGTACAAGGGATGCCTTGGAAAGTAGTACCTAAAGGTAATGGACAGGTACTAGTACATAATGGTGTTGAGTATGATATCAAAGATGTATTTGGCGATGGTAGCAGTTTTCAAATCGTAGATAGAAATGACAGACCTAACTTTCCTTTAACAGATGCATTCACTAAAGGTCGTGCTCAAGGAATTGTAAACACAGAAATAAACGTAGGGGATGTGGATACAAATGTAGCTACACCTCAAGCACCTACTCAAAACAAATTTATAGATAGCGCAGTCGCATCTGTAAAAAACGACAGATTTAGAAATATACAATCACAGTTAACTATCGAGCAAGCTAGGTTGATTGGCATACCTGAGGGTGAAGCTCTCGCATTGTTAGCTATAGAATCTAACTTTGGTAACATACCGTTTACAGGTCGTAAAGCTAAAGGTGCTTTGCAGATAGAAGCTCCTGCATTTACAGATGTAAAACAATTTTATGCTGGTAAAATGCCAGCGGGTGCAGATCCAAAAGAATGGGCAAAGCTAAAAAATATTGCTGCTGGTTTACCAAAGAATTTTTCTGGATTGACTGATAACAGAGATCAGATCACAGCTTCATTGCTATATTTTAAACTAATTAAGTACAAAGGTGTAGATCCTAAATTCCAAGGTGCTGCATATAACGATGGTTATAGTAAATTTATAGGTATTAACTCTCTACGAGATGTAAAGAAGTTTGCTAAGAACCACGACTATAATTCAGTAAACACATACAATAGAGCATTTGTAAGCTTGCAAGGTTATCTAGGGCAAGTAGGTAATTATTTTTATCCTATATCTGGCGGACAAACAGTAACAGCTAATGTTCCTACTGTTGGCACAGTACCATCAGGGGCAAGTACTACAACTCAAGGTAATACAGTTGGGATGCCTAGCCAGACAACTGCTAATACTGGTGGTGTTCCATCTCAAACACCCGTAGACAACACTAATAGAACAGCAACAGTTGATCAGTCAAAAACAAATGTTACTGATGTTGTTGGGATTGATACAAAAAGCACATCAGAAAAAATAATTGATAACCCTAAGAAAACTGTCGAGTTAGTTACTAAGCTATCTGAGAATCCAAATAGATTTGGTTTTGAGTTTACTAAAGCTTTGGAGAACAGAAACTTAATAGCTGGGCGTATTGAGAATATGCGAAGGGCAGGACTCACTGGTATAAACAGACCAGAGTATGCTAAGGGCATAGCTGATTTAATGGTTCTTGATTCTGCATTGTACGTAATGCAAGCTATGGATGCACTGCAACAGTTTAAGAATACAAGAAATCCAAGTAGATTAAACGCTGTGCTAGATGCATTTACAGGGGGCACTGCTTTAATTCAAGCTAGGTCTGATGGTAAGTTTGATTTTATAAAGCCTGATGGCACTATCATAGATAAAAGTTTGTCAGGTCTTACTGACGAGAATGTTACTAGAGTATATCGTACTGTAGTTGATTCTAAATTTAGAAGTACAATAGAAGCAACAGAAGCTGCAAATGCTAAAGCAAGAGTTGCATCTAAACTTAAGATGTTAGAAGAAGCAAACAAGATTAGTCTACAATCTATTGCTAATATTCTAGAGAAGAACGCAGAAACTAAATTAGAACAGGGTGATGACGGAAATATAATTACAGTTACTCAAGGTGGCATTCCAATGAGAAGCTATCAAAAATCAACTGTAGAAGTAAAAGGGCCAGACGGTAAAACAAAAGAGGAAGAACAATGGGTTCCTATAGTTATACCTGAAATTAGCTTTGGCACAGGAACTACAGCTCAAGACCCATATTCAATAGCATTAAAACAAATTGGCTTACTTGGTCAGTTAGGTAGCGGACGTCTGTAGCATGGCACTTGAAGACTTGAATCCATATGGTAAAGCAGGACTACAATCTTTCCAATCAAGAACCCTAAACTCTATGGACTCTAATCCTGATGTGCCAAGGGTTACTGACTTCTATTCTAACTATGGAGCTATGGGAACTGATCAGTTAGTAGCACCAGATCTAAGTGGTTTTGCTAGAGGTATCGCTTCTGCAGGTCAAGTAAATAGAATTGCTGACATACAAGAACCTAGTGTTGGGTTCAATGAGCTTACCAATCAAGTATTTGTAAATGGTCTTACGTTTGATGCTGATGATTACCAAACAGCAGAGCGATCAGCTTCCCCTGAGTATCTAGGTAGAACACCCACAGGTTTGCCTGAAGGCTTTACCAGGTTACCTCCTGAGTTATATGCTGAATACATAAAAGATATCAAAGACCCAGGCAAGATGCGTCTAATAGGTAAGAACCTTGGTATTGGTGCTGATAACCTACAAAACTTTTACTACTCAGGCGCTGCTTTTCTTGGTGATGCTATTGGTTCTGAAACTCTAAGTGAGTACGGGCGTGAAGGTATAAAACAACAGACAGAAGATCTAAGACGTAAAGAGCCATTTCAAAGAACATTTACAGATGACGTATTAAAAGAAGGTGAAGTCATTGATTGGTTCTTAGCAAACCTAGCACAACAAGGGCCAAATCTTCTTGAATCAATGGCTGCGTTCTTAGTTGGTGCAGGTGCAGCTACAGTTGCAACAGGTAATCCTCTAGCTAGTGTTGTAAGTGGCGTTGGTACAGCTCTTGGTAAAGGGCAGTTCAAAAAACGTATGATGGATATTGTAGCCAAGAAAAGGCGTGGAGAAAGATTAGACCAAGGAGACTATGCATTAATAAAAGGTATGTCTGGTATAGCTGCATCTATAGGTAATAACTACAGAACAGGTGTCAGTGACACATACTTACAACTTCTTGAGTCTGCAGAAATGAAAGACCCAGGGGCAGGACAACGTCTTGCTGCATTAGCTGCAGGTATACCGTACGCTGCAGCCGAGACATTATCAGAAGCATTTGTCGTAAGTAAGTTTCTAAATCCTGCTAAGGCTAGTAGTACATTCAAACGTATTATAGGTGGATTTGGAGCTGGTGCTGCAGCAGAAGGTGTAGCAGAAGGCGTACAAGAGTCTACTGTTATGGGTACAGATGCATTATTAAATGAAAAAGAATTATTTACAGAGCAAAACGGTATACAACTTATCAACGCTATAGCCGCAGGTGCAGCTGTTGGTGGCCCAATCACAGGACTTAGCGGACTCCGTAAGGGTGATACAAACGAGGTTAACTTACTAGATAGTAGGGGGGTAACTGATGAAGGTGGGGGTACTGTACAAGAAGAATCTCCACAGGGTGAGTTGTTTCCTGATGCCGATTTAGGTACGGCTCCTGTACCTGAAGGCCCACTTCAAGGTGAATTATTTCCTCCAGAAACAGATCTTGGAGTGGGTGTACAATTAGAAGGACGAGATCGAGGTAATCTTATTAGCCCTGAGCAAGCACAGCTTGATATGTTTGACCCAGAGCAGTTGCAAAATAGAATACCATCCCAGCAGCCTGGGTTTGCAGGTTTACAAACACCTGTACAACAAGAGCTACCTCTTGGTTATCCTGATCCAGTTCAGTTAGATTTACCACTACCAACCCCAGCTGAGCCTGAGACAGTTACACAGTCTCCTCCGCAAGAGGCGCAGTTACCATTGCCTTTTGATGCACCTAGAATGCCACGCCCTGATAATATATTTGTTCAGGACGAACCTGTGCTAACACCCACTGTTGAGGAGGTTACACAACCTGTTGACAATAGGAAGGCTACAAAGAAACAAACTGATGCTGTTAACAAGTTTATAGTAAACCCTACTGTTGAGCCAACTGAAGATAGAATCCCAGATGTAGCTCTTGATGACCTTGAGTCTGCTCTTGATGCAGCAGAGGCAAATAACAATCAAACTGTTATTCCAATAATTAAAGACGCTATACAAACTAAAAAAGCAAACCTTAAAAGAGGTAAACGTCAAAACAAATATATCACTACTGCTGCCAAGCCTAAAGTTAAGGCATTGAAAAAAGGTAAAGCTAAACAAGTAGATGTAAAGGAGGATATAAAGAAGGAGGAACCAGATGCCGTTCAAGAGCCAGAAACAACGCAGGTGGATGCACAAGAACAAACCCAAGATGGCGAAAGAGTGGGAGAAAAAGTACAAGAAACCACCAGGGTACGTCCTAAAAAAGAAAACCTCAAAAAAGGCAAAGGCAAAAAGCAGAGTGTTCAGGCTGACACGGAACGAGACACTACCGTCAATGCCGAGGAGACGAAGCCGAAGACCGAGAAGCGCATAAGAGCTTTCAAGAGATCTGATTTATTTAATGAGGATGTAGTAGAAAGAACTTTCACAGACGATGATGGTGTTACACGAACCCAACTCATAGCAGGTGGTAGGGTTGTTAGCGATGTTGCAGGGCCAACTAAAGCATCATCTCTTAAACGTGGCAAACGAAAGGTTGCCCCTGATGTCACGAAGAGTGAAACAGAAACGACAAAGAAACCACAACAAGTTGATCCAAGAAATCGTAAACCTGTTGAAACGTTAAACGTAAAAGAACAATGGGATGCAAACAGACCAGCTGAAGACGCACCCAAGAGAGAAGATTTCCCAGTAAATCTACGAGGTGAGCTAGATAAACTGACTCCACAGGAAGCTCGTGATGTATGGACTAACAGACAACAACCTGATGGAAGTGGTGCTTTAGAACTACTGTCTGACTCAGTTGCTACTAAGGTAATTATATATACCCTAGACAATATGAAGCTATCAAGCCGAGGTGTTAAATCATTTGACACTCAACAGATGGAGTCTTTGTTCCAGTATCTGTTAGATGTTTCTCTGTTTAACGAAAACAATAAAGAAGGCAGAGACTACCTAGCTAACTTTAAACTAAAACGACCAGAGTTTGTAAGTGCTGTAACTAGGGTAGTTCCTTTTGCGCTGGCCCAAGGTAATCTAAACGCAGAGACAAACACGTTGTGGTTTGATGTTGCTGTAAACGTAGGTGCACTACCATCACTTAAGCGACTACTAAAAACAGACGCATCTTATGCTACTTATAATCAGATAGAATCAGCAACGTTTAGTTCAGAACAGATAATTGAGAACAATATAGAAACTAATGAGGTAGAGCTTACTAGCTTTGGTGGCATGTCTGCTGCCATATACTCAGACAAAACAAAAGGGCCAGTTGCACTAGCACGAAAGATGGCTGTGCTTATTGGTACTATCAAGACTGATATAATCAAGAGTGAAAACTCTCCAGCAGTGCAACAACTAAACAGGTTGTACCAAGGCACATCAAAGGTAAAACCAGATCTAACTTATGAAATAGATGGTAAGCCGTTGAGTATGTACTTTGATGCTAGTGGTAAGCTAAAGCTGAGACCACACAATACATACGGTATCAACAGACTTGGTAAAGAATATCCTATAAATGGATTCAAGTTGTCTCCTGTTACTATGGAAGAGAACAGGGTTTTAAATCTAATGGCGTCAACTATTACGCAAGAAGATAAAGTCAAAGCCCGTAAAGAATTAGAAGCTAAAGAACTATCAGTGCAAGAAAGAGAGACCTTTGAGTCTATGCTTAGTGGTTACATGGGAGAAAAGAACCAAGCCCTAGCACGAGACATGGTAAACACAGGACAGGTAAAACTTTTTAATCCTAGATCTAAAGGTACTAAACTAAAAAGAGGTGAGGTATCCACGCTTGATACTGAGTTAGTTCAAGATACTGACCTTAATGATATTTTTGCTGACATGGGTATAGCTGAAAAAGGTAACACACTTTTATTTGATGACGACAAGCCAGTAAAAGTTATGACAGTTGGCAAGGCTAAACTTCTAGCTAGGAATATGCTTAGCAAGTTTACTAACAAGCCTAACCTCACAGTAGCTAAAGACTTAGCAGATCTGCAACAAGTAAACCCAGAGTTGTATAATCGTATTATAGCTGCACGACCTGATGTAGAAAATAAAATGATTTCAGGTATGTCTATTGGTAAAGACATAGCTATCTTCAGTGACTACATTCATGGTGAGCAGCATCTGAAATTTACTTTAGCTCACGAAGCTATGGGTCACTTTGGGCTACGCTCGTTGGTAAAAGACAGCCAGCTCAAAGCATTCTTAGATAACATTTATAACACTAGTCCATTCCTAAAAGACTCTGCTGACTTATACATGGAGACTCATAAAGTCGATAAGTATGTAGCTATTGAAGAAGCTATGGCTAATTACGTTGGAGCTTTAGAAACTAGCACTGTAGCAAAGATAGCTAACTTCATACAAAAAATACTAAACAAGTTAGGCGTTAAGAATTGGATGGATAGCGCTCCATATTGGGTCAACCAGTTGAGACGTTATGTACGTGACGGAGAGATCCCAGGTGGTGTAAGTCCAAAACAAATAGCACTAAACGTAGAAGCTCTTGCTACTTCTAATGTTGGTATGTTCTCTGCAGCAAACATTAATTTGGCTTCTGACAGTTTCAGTCAACTGTATCAGTCTGTTGGCGAGTCCAACATGAACAGCATAGTAAAAACAATTGGCAGCCGTAAGCTGACTGAAAATTTAGGTAGGGCTGCAGAACAAGTACAAACATTAGACAACATGGCAAACAAAAGTCTAGGTCTAAGTTTGATGTTTGACATCTTTAGACGACAAGCACAAACAGCTAAGTCAATCCTGTCTGAAGTAGACCATATGACTAGATCAGCAACGAGAGCTAGATGGCTTGGACTAAACAGTAAAGCCTTAACATCAGATGAAGAAGTAGCAGTAGGTAGGATACTTGCCTTTGGTCATGAGTATTTTAAAACCATAGCAACAGAATCAAAGCTAAAAGAATATGGTGATATAGTTGTACAAGACCCAATGACTAATAGACCAATCCTCAATCAACCAGTGTTAGCTCAAGCACTAGCAGAAACTCAGCTGACAGATGACCAGATTAAAAACGGATTTGAGTATGAGCAAGGTGGTGTTAACCAACCAACAGGGCCACTAGTACCAGACTGGGATCCAGAAAATAATGAACGCCATGCACTAATGAGAGAAGTGTATCTAGCACAGCGTGAAGGTTTAAACTACATCCAAGCTAGGGTAGCCCTTGGTAAATATTTAGGCGCTATAAGACAGTACGAAGCAAACAGAGAGAAGATACAAGGACTAAGTGACCAGTTTACTACAGCTGATATGAACGTGTTTGCAGAGATACAATCAGTATTTTCTAAGTTATATCAGGCAAATGCAAGACAGTCCGATGGTAAAATGCGCCCGACATCAAAAGGTGTAAAAGATTCAGAGGCTTTTCTTAACGGAATGACAAGAGCTTTATGGCAGTCAGAAGCTGTAAATGATCTTAAAGCTATGAAGAGTGACGACTCAGCTAACGAAAGCAGACCAACTCAACTAGCTATCAACATAATAAACGAATGGAATCAAAAGAATCCAGACGACCAGATAGATATGACTAGCATGGTATCTGGTCTAGAGCGTATGAATAAGTATGACTTGGTTGATCCTAACAAAGAAGGCAAACCTCGTGATCAAGTTGTAATGGATCTAATTCAAAAGCCTATAAAGAATCAAATAATTACAGAGACTCAGCTGATGAACGCTAATGTGTTTGCCAAGCAGGGTATCTTTGCTGCATATACACCTATTAAAAGACGGGGTAAGAAACAGTTACGTTTCCAAATGTATGATGAGAATGGTAATCCAACAAAGATAGATCCTAGATTCTCTAGTGCATTCCCATACTATCAAGACGATGACCCAGATAAGCTTGCTGTTATGGCTAAAGATTATAACGAAGCTATAAAAGACACTGTGTTTGAAGTTCCAGTTAGTGGTAAGCCAGACGAAACAGTAACTCAGAAAGTAAAAGCAGTAGCAATAGTAGAAGACACATCAGGTGGTACAAGCACTGTTACATCTTTTAACTATGATGAGTTTGCCAATGTATTAAATACTTTGGGTATTGATATAGATCCAATAGAGCGTGAACGTATTGTTGTAGCTTTATCAAGACAACATGAGAAAGCAAGAAACACTCTCATGAAAGACTTTGTTCCAGGATTTGATAAAGATGTGTTCAGATCTATAGCTGAATCAATAGAGTCGCAAGCTGCAATCGCTGCCAAGAACGAACATAGAACTGACATAGATATAGTTATGGCAGACACGAATAACTGGCAGCTACCTAAGAAGTATGTTGATAACCTATACCAAGAGTTACTAGCTGCTAGAGAAGGTGACAACAAAGAAGCAACTATGATAGCGCAAGAAAAATTCGACAGAATGTTGCGTATGTACATAGAAACAGCAGGTGAATCTCCTGGGTCTCCAGCTACTGAATATAAATACGTAGATAAATATGGTAAAGAACAAGTAGCAAAAACAAAAGGTAAAGGTAACAGATACAAAGATAAAGCTGCTGAACTACTAGAGTTCTATACACAGCAGGGTGATATAGCTGTGTCTGCTGAAGATGCATTTTCTAAATCAGATACGTTGTCACAGTTTAAATCAATGGCTGTATTGTTTCAGTTGGGTGGTAGTATAGCCGCAGGTCTTATCAACCTAGTGTCTCAGCCTTTAATGGCGCTTCCGTTAATGGCAACCTACAATACCAAGACAGGTATCGGTGGAGGTTATGGTTGGGGAAATACATCTGCAGCTTTGACACGAGCCAACTATAATTTAAAATGGCCTGGATGGGGAGACCCAGATTGGATTAAGAAAAACGTAATAGATAATAGTAACTATGGTACATACGGACTGAGTGAAGATGAAGCTCAGTTTATATACCGACAGACTAAACGTGGTATTCTTGACGCTGCCCTGGTTAACTCGCTAGCAGGTCGTGCTCGTGGCAACTTCTTTCAGAATGGTACAGCCACGGCTGTAAGCCGAGGTTACATGTCTGTATTTGCTACAGCTGAGCAGTTAAATAGAAGAGCAGTTGCGTTAGCTACATACAGGCTAGAAAAGAAAAGACGTATGGCAGCTAATCCAAATCTAAAAGATAGCGACTTCTTAGTTGATGACCAGCTATCGGATGTTGTTATACCTGCTGATAACCCTGACTTGTATTACATAGAAGATAAAGTTAATGAGATGGTTACCAAATCTCAAGGTGACTACGCTATGTACAATCGCCCCCCGATTGCTAGAGGTGGATGGGCACAATATCTATATATGTATAAACAATTCCAAGTCATTGCTACACAGATTGTCAGAGTATTACCTCCGCAGGGTAGGGTGTATTACTTGACTGCATTGTTCTTAGCGGCAGGGTTGAAAGGTCTGCCAGGGGCAGAAGACCTACTAGACATTGTAGATACGCTACGTGCTAAGTTCGGTGGTTTAGTTGGGGCAAAAGGTTCTGTACCTACAGAGGTACAAATAGCAAACTTCTTAAGTAGTTTTGTAGGGACTCCAGAATTTTACTTACGTGGTGCAGGTGATTATCTTGCAGTGGGTGGTACAATAGGTAGCAGATTATCTCTGGGTGATTTGTTTCCATTGACAGGTGTATTTTTGCCAGGATCGAGCACCGTCCAAGAACTGAAAAACTTTGCAGGGCCACTGTTCGCAGCAGGATATGGTGGTGCTACAATGGCATATGATCTAGCAATGTTACCAACTAAAAGTAATAAGAGTAACGAGTTGATGCGTATAGCACAGAACTCACCCATTGCAGGACTGCGTAACATTGCAGATACAGCAATATACTTGGACACTGGTGATGTCATAAACGCAAGAGGATATACAGTAGTTAAAGATGTAGGCACAGGTGCTACAGTTATGAGGTTCTTAGGTTTCTATCCTAAAGAAGCATCAAGGGTTAATGATGCCATACGAATAACAAAGAGGATAGTAGACAATCAAAAAGAGATTACTAAAAGCTTTAGAGATGAGTGGGTAAGAGCTTTCCTAATGAAAGATAGGAGAGCTATGAGAGATATAGAAAGAGCAGTTAAAGAACATAACAGTGTACATGGTAAGAAGTCTCCGTTCTTTATAGATGACTTCAGAGGTAAAGCTAAGAGAGCCGCTAAGTCTGCATCAGAAGGCGCAGGTGCAAGGTTCTTAAAGACTACGCCTAAGAGTACTAGAGATAATGTCAGTGACCTAATAGAAAACTTCTACGGTGTATCGCTAAACTAATTTAAACTTACCTTGAGTAAGGTCTTCAATCTCTGACTCAACAGCATCTAGTATACCCATCAACCTTGGGTGGTTGAGGTTGACACCTATCACATACGATTGCCCCAGTTTAACTGGTGTATCTTTACCTAGATAAAACTTCTGTGATTTAGGTGTAGCTACTACGTTCTCCTCAGCAAGTTCTTGTGTGAATGATTTGTAGTCAGCTCCACGTACAGACAACCATTTACGGAAGTGAGTACGATCAAGCATTATCGTACCCTTGTCAAAGTCTTCGACTTCAGAGTTACGGTATATGTCGAATCGAACTCTTATGTCAGCTCGTGGCATGCGAGACAAATCAACTGTAGGCTTGTTGGTGGATGTGTGCATTACTGTAACAGCTGCACCTGCTGAATCATTTAGGTACTCTGCTATCAGATCAAAGGCATCAACCTTGTTGTCTTGTACTGTCCTACGGATTGCTCCTAGCTGTGCCAGTACCCACTCGGTAGCTACTGTGTAGTCAAACTTAATTAAGTTCCAATCGTCTGCTAGCTTCAACCCAAGGTCAGCTAGTATGATAGCTTGCTCCCAGTATCTTTCCTCGCCAGTAAACTTGGACTTATACTTACCTTGGAAATCATTTGTTGCTTGCTCTATCATTCCCTGGATTACATCTGAACCAAGCTCCATCAACTTGTTGACATATACTTGCCCTACCTCCCCGTAGTTCGAGTTGATTAGGTTGTATATCTTACGCCCAGTGCTTGAGTCTTTGGTAAATAATCTATGAGATGGTATAGGTATCTCCAGTAGTCGAGCCATCTGTGCATCTGTTTCTAATCCACTAGCTATTAACTTACTCTGTAAAGATTTGTTGGTGGATACTATGACTGGTGTTGCCCATGTCTTAGCATCACGCTCCTCTGCATTGCGATTGAGTCTAGCTTTGTCTCTACCTTGTGACACCCAATAACAAAAGTCACCAACCTCTCTGTCTTGCATCATGGTTACTTCATCTACTGTCAATGGTAGATTGCTGTATAACCCTAGCCTACTGAACAGAGAGTTCTGTGTGTACTTAGCTGTGAAGTGTAGCTTCTCTGGGTCTCCGTAGATGGATTGTACCCAGTACTGTGCCAGTGTTTTACCTCCACCAGTTGGCCCATACAGAGAAATTGTAAGTCCTTTTAATCCAGTAAAGTTATATAGTGGTGCAGAGAACCCAATGCCTAATGCAAACATATGCCAAGGCATACCTGCTTTCTCTAGTAAGTTGGTTAGCTCTACCCAGTTTTGTACTGTACCTTTGGTGCTGTATAAATCTTGACTAGTCTTGTTCGATGCCGAGGTCAGCGAGATTGTATCCTTTGTCACTTCGCCGCCTGTACTGCGGAACAACGTATTACCCAGAACAAATTGTGTGTTGTTCTCTTTCCATCCCATCGAGGCATATAGGTTTGACATCGACCTTATCTGCCTCAGTTCATCCATATAAGTTCGTAACATAAGCTGAAAAAACTCCGTCTGTTTCTTGTTATACAAGACAATACCTTGGTCTGCTATAGCCGTAGCAAATTCACGATGCCCTTCAGTCAAGTATGCTTGACGTAACACCAGTTCTTGCCAACCAACGTGGGGTCTTTTCCAGTGGTATCTAACTGTTTCGTAGCCTAGTGACTCATCCTTTCCGTATGATACTGGGTATATATCAAACCTACATACATCTATGTCTGTATCGTCTATGGTTATCTTGATGCCATCTTTAGTTCGCTTGAACGGTTTAGGTAACTGTACTTGACTGGCATTCTTATCAAGTGTTTCTTGCAGTTCTACCTCTTGGTATTTAACTCCAAGTCTTATAGGACTAGTTATCTTACCCTTATACTTACAACCCTTACATCCGTCAGGATTATCCACATCAAACTTAGCACAAGTAGTTGGGCCAGTAGCACCGTCCTTCCAGTGCCGTAGCTTAGACATGGTTGCTTCTTCTGAGTAAGCAGGATAGTTCTCACTCCATCTTCGTGCAGTATCTTCTGGGTCTATACAATAGGCGGCAATGCCTATGGCGTTGTACCATACTGGTTCAGCAACTGAGTCTTGGTTATCCACAGCATACTTAATTTGTTGGCATTTGTTATAGATAGAAGAACTAATAGATGGTGGGAACTCTACGGTGGCAGAGAGATTGTTTAACAACGAGTTGTCAGATGTTTGTCGTACCGCAGTGGGCCCTGTGGAAAGCACGTAGTCATGTAGCCTACCAGTAAGTTCTTCTGGGTCTATGGGTTCAGCATCTATAAGTAGCTTGACCTCTTTACCATTCTTGGGATTGTGCGTACCGATAGGGCGTAATACAAGGGAGCTATTAGCTATCAACCCTGCGTCTGCTTTGAAACCTTTATCAAGTGCTGAAGCCTTTACTGCGTTGGCTATAGGCTTCCATTCGTCTGGGTCTAGTTCTCGTTTGAGTACCCAGTATACATGCAATCCATTACCACTACCTACTATCATAGGCTTCGGTAATCTCATTCTAGTTATATAATCGCTTAGTGCAGTAAGTCCTTCTCGCCAATCGGCAAAAGGTTTACCATCACCACAATCAACATCAATAGCGATGACCTTTGTTTTATTTACATTCTCTTGCTTTCTGTTTTCCTTTGTACAAAAAGAAGATATAGCAAAGTATGTGTTGTTGCCTGCCTTATCTAATCTTATGCAAGCAGTTGCAAGTTCTTCTACAGTCTGAAAGAACCCTTGCTTTCTCCCATCAGGGTTCACTACAATAGAAACATAGTATCCTTCAGACGGTAGGACTCGCTTCAAAAATCCTAGCGTATCCATTCCACTGTCCTTTAAATAGGACAGAGAGGTGTTCGGAATTAACCCCTCTGCCCTTCATTAGCTTAACTGTTATCATCCAATAACTCAAGAAGTCTTTGCCTACGAGCAACAGACTCAAGAGCTATCACCTCTGGTTGAGGCCAACCATCTTTCATAATATCCAACAACTGCCGTAGCTTCTCCCTTACTTTAGCATCGTTAGATTTACGCAATGGTTTACCTTTCAGCCAACCATAGTAAGTCATACGAGACACACCTAATACCATAGCTATATCTCGCACACTCAACAACATGTGTCGCCTCAATGCCTCAACCTTGGTAAAGTCCAAGGGTTTAGTCATCAGTGTTCACCTCATCCAGTAGGTTAGCAATCTCACTTGCTAAGTCATCTGCATCAGAAACAGCAGGCGTCTCAACAGGTTGTGGTTTGGGTGTCGGCTTGGCTGCCTGGGCTGGCTTCGTAGCTTTTTCTTCGACAATCACTTCTGGCTTGGTCTCTTCAACCTCCTCAGCATCATCGATAGTAAACCCAGTCTCTTCTTCAAAGCCAAACTTACCTGCACCACTAGAGCCTTCAACATACTCAATGACCTGCACTGCTCTTAGTCGCAGTGTAGTACCTGCACCAACGGCAGGTGAATTGTAGAAAGCAATAGACCCATTCACCTTGAGTACAGATCCTGCATAGATATTAGAGTTAAGCATAGGTGTACCCTTACTATCAAAGACAGCAGGTTTATAGGCGGCTTTTGATTTGAACTTAATCATAATGTTACCAGTAGGTTCACCATCATCATCTAGTTCATCTTCAAACGGCAGTGGTGCTTGTTTAATCTTGGCGTTAGGCTTGGCTTCTTTTAGTGCCTTGATACCTGCAACCAACTCACCTTTAATCTGTTCGATGATTGGTTCTGCTTCTTCCTTTGGAATACACAGATTAACTTTGTAATGCCCCTGCTCATCGAACTTAGTGTCAGGTGCAGAAATGTAAGGGTAGTGTGCAACTCCCTTTGGTGTTGTAAATGTTTTACTCATGGTTAGAACCTCCTTCTGTAAAACCATTTTCTTCAGCAAACCCAAAGTCGCTGAAGGTTAATTGTCTTTCTGAGGCAGACAACTCGCCAGTTACAATCTTGACTTCTTCATTACCACACAAGCCGTCAATGTATTCTTGTGTGGACTCCTCTACGAAACCACCAAAGTCAAACTCTAGCTTTGGAAATCCAAGAGAGGTATCTATAGCTACTCTAGTCTTTGCTATCTCTGGAGATATAGACTTGCTTTGCAATACCTTTTGATATCCATTTAAGTTCTTCAGTGATGTAGGGGTTACTTGCAATAGATAGACTGTACCCTTGGGGTCATCAGCCAATACAACTGCGAGTCTCTTTTGATCAGCACATGCTTTCACACGCTGACCAGTAGGCGTGGTACGAGAACCCCATGCATTCTGTGGACACAATGCACACATGTCTGACTGAGGGTCATCGCAATCTTTATCTGGTGTCTTACCGTTCAACGAATAGCAATCTGGTTTCATTGTCTCTTCAAAGTATTCGCCTTTGTAAAAGCTCTTTGACAGCGCTGGGTTAGCACCGACAACAATCACCGACAAACGTGTTGTGGTAAGAGTGTTGATGTCGCCCGCAGCGGACAACAACGAGAACATCATTCCTTTCGTTGATATTCTAGGTATCATTATTCTACCTTTGTACTTGGCTTACGAACGTTGATGTCGATACGAGTGCCGTAGTTCACACCACTAGGTACTTCTTTGTGTTCGTCTATGTACCCACGCACTGCGTTCTTAGCTACACGCTTCTCTAACATATCCCATGCTTCATTCTTCTTAATGAAACCTAGTATTGCATCCCAGTCTGCTACTTGTGCAAAGTCTGTAGTAGTTACAAACGCTGTACCATGACCAGTCTTGAATGATGTAACACCTTGTTCGTCAGCTTGTTTCTTTATGTAGGCTTCTAGCTTTACCATCTTCTCTTTGATGGCTTTCACTCTGTCTTTTACCTCACCTTCTATCGCATCTTTCTCATTGCGTAGAGTGAGGTATGCCTTAATGACATCTTCCATTTTCATATTACTCTCCCATCTCTTGGATTAAATCTAACAATACACCTTGTAACGCTTGCTTATTCTTCAAGCGTTCATACATCCGATACTCAAGCTGAGTAGCTTCTATATGTATAACGTTAGCCGTATGACGTTTGCCTATACGCTCCACTCTACCGTTAGCTTGTGTGTATTGTTCGTTACTATTGATCGGCCCATACCATACAACAGTACTAGCCGAAGTTAATGTAAGACCGTGAGCCATAGTAGCAGGGTGTGCTACCAATACTCTTGGGTCTTCTGTCTCTTGAAAGTTATAGAATATTTCATTCCGTTCTTTAGCAGAGACACTACCATTCACTACACCAGTAGTGTAATGTTTTGATAATTCTTTGTTAAGCATGTGCAGTGTGCCAGTTAGTGGTACGAATACGATAACCTTCCCACCTGCCTCATCTATTATATCTTTAACAACATTAATACGAGGTGATGCATCTAGTTCTATGTTACGACCATCATCACCATAAGCTACACCACAACTTATCTGTACTAGCTTCTGCATCTTGACTGCTTCATTGACAGCAGTAATCTTACCTTCTGCTTGTACCTCTGTTACAAAGCTACGGAGCATACTCTTGTAATGTTTCTCTTGGTCTTTGGTTAGCTTGACCATTCGTGTTTGGTATACTGTAGACGGCAGGTCAAAGCATTCATCTCTTGTGTATCTGACAGCAGGTTGTAGTACATGCTTCACTATGTCTACACTCTCTGGTCTAGGTAACCACTTCCATTGTCCTATCTTCATCATCACTTGTTCTTTGAACGCAGTGTATGTCTTGGATACATGTGGGTTCTCTACCATCTTGGCTAGAGTCCATGCGTCAGTGGGGTCATTAGGGGTGGGTGTACCAGTCATCAACCACAGTCTTATGTCTGGGTTTTTATTAAGCCATTTACGAAAGAGCTTAAACCTATTGGTGGATGGTGTGCGATATACGGCGGCCTCGTCTACAATAACTAAATCAAAGTCATTGAGGTCATCCATCACCACTTGAAAACCATCGTGGTTAATAATGTAATAATCTGAAGGTATCTTGAGTAGCTTACGCCTACGCTCTGCCGAGCCATACAATACAGTAGCTCGTCTATCTATGAAGCTCATAAATATAGCGTCACTCCATACTCGTTCTAGTGTAGATAGGGGGGATAATATTAAACACTTCTTAACTAGACCTTTCTCCATGAGATAGTCAGATGCCCACAGTGCAGACTGTGTTTTACCAGTACCAATTTCATTCAGTACTAGACATCGCTTGTGTATAGTTAGGAAGTCAGCAGTATTCTTCTGATGTTCATAGGGTTTGAACTTACCCTTCCAGTTATAATAATGCATGATAGGTGAGGGAGCATTGATGCCTAGCTTACGCAATGCCCAAACCTCTGTAAGTTTGTGAGGGCAGACGACAAGCTCTTGACCACGAACTGACAACGACTTGGCAGTTGGTATGCTTTCCAGAACTATCTGGGGATTGTTAAGTTTCAGTGCGAGTCCTTGCACCTTTGGTATTACGAGCATTTAATATCCACCTTTCCAATTCATCTTGTGTGTCATAATCATACACGACAAAACATTTACCTCCTGCTTTCTCTATCCCTTCCATCGCTACACGTTGTAACTGGGTAGGTCTCTTCTGCCTACCTGCCTTACACTCGACTCCTATGAACCTACCCTCCACGATAAGTACAAAGTCAGGGATACCTGCTCTACCGAAAGCACCTGCTTGTGGCATATAAAACCACACACTGTGCTTCTTGAGCATAGCCTTCAGTCTATTCTTTACACGACCTTCAGGTGTAGTAGCCATACCATAACCTTACAACAGTGTCAAGAGGCATATTCACACCACTCATAACAAGGACACCAACGGCATAGTCCACTTGGCTTTGCAGGAAAGTCATTATTCTGTAGAGACTGGTGTATTCTATCTATCCTGCCGTTCAAATCCATCTGCATTTCAAAAGATAACTCACGACAGTAAGAACGTTTATCTTGCTTCATATCTTTCAGCCATACGAAAGATGTCGTTACTCTATTTATATGGGGGAAGTGTGAAAAGACTTGTAATGCAAACATCTCCAACTGTGTAAAGTCTGGTCTCCGTTTGCCAGTCTTCCAATCCATGACTATAGCTTTGTCTTTGAACAAGACTAGTACGTCTAGTATGGATCGTAGCCAAGCGTTATCTGACCACCAATCTGTTGGTGTATACTTATCAGTTACAGTCATACGTTTCTCTAACAATAACTGATCAAACTCTGGGTGAGTTTTCATCTTGGCAATGGTGCTACACAGTTTTTCGTACTGTATAGTTTCGTCTGACAACTTGTTGTCATTTGTCAGTCGTTCTTCAAGCGCCCTGTGAACACGTTCACCGTACCGAGTAGCGTCACTACCACTGTCGGTTACCTCTTTGGTAATTCTCTGGTGGTAGTAACGCTTCGGACAGTTCTCATACATCTTCAGTGAGGAATATGAATGCGATAGTTCTGTCATACAGTAACTTTACTTTACTGTAAGTTCACCGTCAACATCTTTATCGTTCCATTTCTTCAGAACATCTTGAGCATGGTCATAAGCCATGTGTCCAAGGTTCTTCATTATATGTTCCAAGGCTTGCATATTGGTCATGCCTTTGTTAGTAAGGCAATCTACTAGCATGTCTTCAGCCTCCATCATCAGTGCTTTAACTTTACCCATGCTTACCTCTCAACTGTCCTGCTTTAATGTTTACTGTCATGGTATCATTAGAGTAAGTTAGACCTTCGCATGTTATAACATCATCGAATACGTCTAAGTCTTTTACCTCTGGAAACCAACGAGCAACATGTGAACAACATTCGTGCCAAGCACAGAATACTGTTACCATCGGTGGCTTATCCACATTCACCGAGTCAGATGTTAGTACAAAACATATATTCATTTAGTCCTCCTTTTTCATACGTTTAATTACATCGAACTTAAGTAGCTCTAACTGGGCAACTAAATCCATAGTGTTGCCTATTGATGTTGAAAACCTCACATAGTTGCCATTCAGCTTGACCATAAGCACCATACTCTCTGCCGTGTCAGCTTCTTCTATTTGTTTCTTGACCTCCTTGAGACCTTCCAACAATTCTTTTTTATGTTTATCGTTTACGATAGATTTTATTTCTGTAAGTGTTGTCACTTCGCTTCTCCGTAATTAGCACCGACTCCAGACTCACAAGCCACTGGCAAGTCTCTAGCCCAGACAGGTGCGGTTGACATCTTTCTCTCAACAAGTTGCCGTGCGTCAGTCACATCTCCGTCAGGGACGCAGACGATTAGTTCATCGTGAACTTGAAACGACACATGGTATGATTGTCCAAGAGATACCATTTGCTCTGCCACTACAATTCGTGCCAGTGCTTGGACTATATTCTCTACGACCTTTCCTCCGTATATATAAGTCCAGTTGTTATGGGGGATAGTTTCCCCTTGCAGTTTAGCAGACATAATCTTTCGGTATGTCCGTGAGTCAGACACATATCTAAACTGATTGTCAGTATGATTGAGCGTAGGGTACTGTATACGTAACCCACTTGGCAGTAGTATGCCTTGCTTGTCATACGTCACATAGTCAGAGATGTTACCACTTCGCCCTGCTATCATGTCAGACAATGCCGATTGACATCGTTGCCATAGTGCAGTGATGCGGTGGTTCTTATCTCTATATAGATAGACAATACGCTTGGCTTCTTCCAATGGTATGTCTACCTTGAGACCACCCATGCCTAGTGCTAGTGTGCTACGAAACTTTTCAGCACCCATGCCATAGCCTAGTCCTAGTATACAAGTCTTACCAACAAAGCGTTCTAGCTTGTCCTCTTTGGTTATAGTCTTGCCGTATACATTAGACGCAAACTCACTGTATACATCACGCCCTTGTCTAAAGGCTTCAACCAAATCATCTTGACCTGCTAGGTGTGCCAGTACC